TATTGATTAGCCATGTTTTTACCCGTTCAATAAACCATAGTTGACCATTTTGTAACCGCTTGGGTGCATCGAAACGGCTTGTGGCATGACTTTCTCGGCCTCATCGGCCATCACACCTTGTTGACGTCCTCCAAAGATGTCATATTCATACAAACCGATGCCAAGTTTATGCGTGCCAATGCGTTCAATGTTTGACTTTAGTTTGCGGTCGGAGAACATAATAGGAGCTGCTGCACCCGCAAGGCTAAACAATCCACTTGTTGCCGCATTAGCACCCGATTGTTGGATGCCATAGTTTTGCATATTAGCCGCACCTTGCGCTTGCGCACCCGCAAATATCGGGGCGGGGGCAATGTTGGTTGGGTTGTAACCTTGGAACTGAGGCATCTGCAACTGCGATCCACTCATCAAGCCCGTGATTTCATTCAAAGGTTGATTGCGCAATTGCAATTTTGCTTGTAAATCTTGCAAAGCCGCATTGTTACTAAACTGCGCACTGCCAAGGTTTTGGTTGTACTGCTGAAGTTGTGCGGCATTAGCCAATTGCTGTTGTTGTGCGGCAATGGCTTGGTTTTGAGCAAGTGCCTGGTTCTGCGCTGATTGCGTTCCCATACCTTGCTGATAGTTTTGACCAACCGCAGCGTTTGCCAATTGTTGGCTTGTTACATTCTGACCAAAGTTTTGTGCAATCGCTTGGTTTTGAGCTTGTTGTGTAGCCAACGCATTGTTGAAATTTTGTTGCGTTGCTTGATTTCCAAGTTGCTGATTGGTCACGTTCTGACCAAAGTTCTGCGCGGCCGCTTGGTTTTGAGCCGCTTGCGTACCCATGCCTTGTTGGTAATTTTGACCAACTGCTGAATTATAGGCTTGCTGATTTTGCAGATTTGCACCAAATCCAGCCAATTGGGCTTGATTGGCAAACTGCGCATTAGCTTGCGCTTGTGCGTATTGTTGAGCTTGTGCTTGGTTTGCGGCCGCTTGTTGTTGCAATGCCGCATTTTGATTTTGTTGCACTGCCGCATTTGCCGCATTAGATGCGGTCATGCCTTGTCCAAAGTTTTGTGCAACGGATTGATTTGCCAATTGTTGCGCACTTAAACCTTGACCATAATTTTGTGCAATTGCTTGGTTGCCAGCTTGTTGATTTTGCAAATTAACACCAAAACTCGCCAATTGAGCTTGATTACCAAATTGACCAGATTGCAATTGTTGGTTAAAACCTTGGTTTTGAGCCGCATTTTGTGCTTGTTGAGCAGCCAAAGCATTGCCAAAGTTTTGTTGCGTTCCCGCATTACCGTATTGACCCGATGCCAAGGCTTGATTGAAGCCCTGTTGATTTGCGGCAGTGTCCAAGCTAATGCCTTGCAAAGCCGCTTGGGTCAACAAATCATTTTGCTGTTGGCTTTGATCTCGCATTGCATTTGTATACGCCTCACCACCCGCTACTAAGCCTTGGTTTGCCAAGTTTTGAGCAGTTAATTTTTGTTGGCGTTCCAATTGAGGCGTAAGCCGAGACATGATTGCCGCTTGTCCCGTAGTGCCCGCATTGACGGGCATTTGAGCAACATTGCTCAAATTTAATTGGTTGTTTGCAAGGTAATTATTGGCGTTTAAGTTTTGATTGATTTGACCAATATTGCCAAGTGATTGTTGCAAATTGACGCCTTGGACACCGCCTTGTGCTAACCCATATTGAGACGGGTTGATGCCGCCCGCTAATCCATATTGATCTGCCCCAATGGATGAAGCAGAGCCATAACTATTTAAATCAGGTGCGCCTTGCACAGTTCCATATCCGCTATAACTTTGAAGCAATTGCGGGCCACTTACGCCACCGTATGCTTGAGCGCCTTGGAAATTGGCATTAGCTTGTGGATTAGAAACAGAGCCATATGCTTGATCGCTTTGCGCATTTCCTGTAGCTGTGCCGCCCGTAACATTACCAACAGCTTGACCGCCAGTAAATCCACCAGTAGCTGATCCCATTTTTGTAAGATCAGGCGTGCCCTGTATATTTCCAGAGTTAGCAAGTGAAAAAATCCCCGCTGGCCCTGTGTATTGGAATGGTGTGCCAATAATCTTTGATGCACTTGCTAAACCTTGCTCACCAAGGTTTGCCATTCCTTGTTGAACCCGTTGTTGTGCTTCCAACGTGCTTTGTGCCGTTGGGGTCAAATTTTGGTTAATCGTTGGTTGACCCGTAACGGCATCAAATGTAACGGTTTGACCACCCAACGGGCCATTGACGTTGGGGTTATTTAGATAACCTTGTTGAAGCGCAGTTTCTTTGTTTGCTACGCCTTGGGCGGTAGCAGCGGCAGCGTAATCGGGCGTTGCGGGCGCGGATGGTTGGGGGCATAAGAAAGCCATGTTTATTCCTTAAATTCGTATGTTTCGCCTGATGGCTCATAGTTTGCTCTTTGAAGCAACACGCTCAAATCTTGATTTTTCTTGTGGCTAATCATGACTTGGCTAACACCATTGATTTTGAGCATTTGCCCCGCTAACTTGAGCAGCTTGCAAATTCCAAAACCGCCCCGATGCTCGGGCAATACATAGTAAAAAACGTCTAGTGCTTGCATCGCGCCATAAAAAGGCGATCTAAACACCATGAATCCCGCATGACCCGCCAAATCACCCGATTCGGTGCGCAAAGTAAAGTATGCAAAGTTGCCCGTTCTTTCTAGCTCAATCATGCCGCCCAAATCGCTTTTTAGGTTGGCATTGCCATAAAGTTCAGTCCAATGTTTTCCAATAAGCACCACGGCTTCGGCTGAAACATCTGCAAATCTCTCCATCTTTGCGTTCATATGCCAGCCCATCCTTGTTGGAATACCACATCGGTTGAGGCCCACTCAATTTGCAAGCCTTGTGAGGCCGATTTTAGTTGAATTCCCGCGCAATATCCAATACCCGTGACGCCTTGCCAGTTGTTTGTGATGATGGTGTTACCCGCCCACAATCCCGTGTCCCAAACGGATGTATCCCAAAAACCATAGGTCGTTGGGCTAAAGTTCAAACTCCCCGTTGTGTCCGATAAATCAAAGTCAACATTCATCCCCACCACAATGGCGGGAGAACCATCCGTAAAAATCGATGGTCTTGCCCTTGTAAAGTATTTCTTGACACCACGGCTTTCGTAGTAGTTAAACGCTTGCAAAGCCACCGCATTGATGTCGTTTACATCATCGGTATAACCATTCCAAGCCAAACCAACATATCCATTACCACCAAAGTAAGGATTGTCGTCAAATGTCTCCCAACAATTGGCCGCCCATCCCGTGAATCTTGTCCATGACTTTGTAATGGTGTTCATCACAAATTGCTCTTGTGAGCCAACACTTACGGGCACATTGATCCACAAAGCATTGTTTTTGGCGTGATAAAGCAAAGCCCAACCAAATGAGTTTTGGTAAGCGGTTGTCACCTCGGTAATAGCGCCTTGAATCTTGTCGGATAAGTTAACCCTTGGGTCAAGTCGGCTTGATTGCAAAGCCGAGGCCAAAGGCAACAAGCCATCTAAACTCAAAATCAATAAGTCGCCACCGTACTTGTACAAACAACGCTTAGAAACGGGCGCTCCGAGCTTCCAAACGCCCGCTAAAGCCCATGTGCTTGCGGAGGCGGGGTCAGTGCCTCGGTAGACAATAATTTCGCCCTGAGACGTTACAAACACAAGGTTATCGTCAACGCCATAACCCGCGTCAATTGTCCATGCACTAAGCGAAACAATATAACCGCCCATTCGGGCAATAGAACTCAAGTCTAAAACCTCGGCCGCACCGCCCACCGAGTTAGTTGGCAAATACCATGCTTTTAGACTTTCTTTCTCAACAAACCACACACGGTTTTTAAACAATGTGACGTTGTTAAGTTTGTTTGTGGTTACACCCGTGATAGCAATCGGTGAACTTGAGCCGTTAATGCTTGCCCAAGTTGTACCGTTGTAAAGCAATGGGTCATCTACGCCATTACAAGCGTAGAGGAAACTCCCGCCCGCAGTGGTGACGTTGATATGCTCAAAACGGCTATTTGTTAAGCCCGTTTTTTCGGCAGCGCCAACCGCGCCTTGGGTTGTGCAGTTGTAGATTGAGCCATTGGCAATGCCAAACAACTTGCTTACAGAACCCGTCTCATACGCCATTAGCGTTTCAACTTGTCCCGAAATCCCCGTTGACCACTTGGTATATCCACCACGCAAGTTCACACTTGACACCGTTGGGAAAAAGTTGGTCATCGTCACCGCATCGGTTGGTGACATATTTGCCAACGAATCACGAACATTCCAACCCCCAACGGGCGCGGGAATACTCGCTACATTAGCGGCAGTCCTTTGGGCAATTTTTGGCATTACGGTGAAGCCCCATAGCCACTATCGGGGATATTGTCGTATCCCACCAAAATTGTTCCTGGCCTTGGTGCAAACGACAAATTAGCCGCAGACATATCCAAAGCGATAGCCGCTTCCATTTCTTCCAAATAGTTGCGGTACATGGCCGTTGTGTCAAAACCTTTAGCCTCAAAATATTTGAGCTTGGTTGAGAGAACCATTAAACGGTCGGGATATATGCAAGTATCAGTATCGGCAGTAAACGATGTCTTGGGAATATCCGTAGAGCTATTTGCCCAAGAGTTTGAACGGTACTCGTAGCCCAAGAACTCAGCGTTTGAGAAGCCAGGCCATATTTGGAAATACTTGCTAAACAAACGCCACCGAATCCTCGGGCCTGTGGCAATGTAGCCCGACAGTAACCACTCCCATTGTTGGGCATCTTCAGGGCCTAACATCTCCCAATGCTTGTCCTTGTCCCACATTGTCCTTGGGATGATGGCTTCATAGTCGCTTGGAAACGCATACTTCATCTTTTGGAAGTACACGGTTGCGCCCGTTTGTGCTTCGTTTGTTCTTCTATTGATGGTGACGGAAGTGCCCGAGTCAACCGTTTCAATAAAGGTGTTTTGGTCGATACCCGTACCAACCACCATGTAAGTGCTATCTAGACCCGTTG